TTACCAAATAGATTGTTTAGATATGATGGTGGACGTTGGGTGAAAATGGAAGATAATATACGTCATACATTGTCACAAACAGATACAAGAGCAAATCAAAAAGGAACGTTTATCAATAATACAAAAACTAGAAATGTTGGTGGCGAAACTGTAAAAGAAAGACAAAGTTTATCAAAAGCATTAAGACCTAAGGCGGATGGGTAATGAAATTAAAAGAGTTATTTGGCATAGTCGGTATACCACTGGATCATACAGCAGGACCGCAAGGACTTAAAAAGGTAACTAAAAATTATATGGGGAAAGTAAGAACGTATTACGCACCTAAAAGTAAAAAATTTAACGAAAAGAATAAAGAGAAAAAATAATGCAACATTTTTACGATGGACAAATTAGAAGATATATTACTCAATTAATTCGTCTATTAAGCAATTTTTCATACAAAGATGGCGATGGCGCATTAAGACAAGTGCCTGTAATGTACGGAAACATCACAAGACAAGTTGCTCACATTATTAGAGACAATTCTGAAAATAAATTGCCTTCTGTTCCAAGAATGGCGGCATACGTTACTAACTTAGAAATGGACAGAACACGAATTGCAGATGCAAGTTTTGTGAGTAAAATACACATTAGAGAACGTGCATATGACAGCAATAATAAAGAGTATCTAAACACTCAAGGAAAAAACGTGACTGTAGAACGTTTGATGCCTACACCTTACACACTAACAATGACTGTTGATATGTGGACAAGTAATACAGAACAAAAATTACAAATTATGGAACAAATTATGATGTTGTTCAACCCTAGTTTAGAAATACAAACAACTGACAACTATGTGGACTGGACAAGTTTAAGTGTGGTTGAGTTAACAAATATATCATTTGCTTCTAATACAATTCCAACAGGCACAGAAACAGAAATAGATGTCGCATCAATGACTTTTACAATGCCTATATACATTAGTCCACCTACAAAAGTTAAAAAGTTAGGAGTGATAACTCATATCATCACAAGTATATTCAATGAAAGAACAGGAAATATAGATTTAAGTCAAACAATGCCTGAACTTATGGCGTATCAAGATGATTACGAAAAAAGTATTAAAGCAGACATTAGAGCAAGTGCAGATGGCACTATTGATTCTAGTGTTGCAACAAGAAAAGATACAAGTTCTGTACAAGGAACAACAGGCACACAATTTGATGTGTATGTGTTAAACAGTGTTGTGCAAATTATAGACAAAGGTGTTATTGGCGGAATAGTATGGGACGGATATTTAGATGTTATTCCAAATTTCAAAACAGGATTAAGTCAAATATCTCTACATAGAGAAGGAATAGATGTGCCAGTGATTGGTACAGTTGCAGTGAATGAAACAAATCCTTTCCAACTGCTAGTTACTTGGGACGAAGACACTATTCCAACTGACACAGTAATTGTTGGCCCTATAGATACAAGAGGTTCTGTGGACTTTATAGTTGATCCAACAACATACAATCCATCAAGTGTTAAACAAAATGGAAAAAGATTATTATTATTAAAAGATATAGGCAGTGCTTCAAATGTTGATGGCGCAGATGCTTGGAAAGGTGACAGTAATATTGATTTGGTAGCAGGTGCTAATGACATTGTTGAATGGAATGGTACCAATTGGGAAATAATTTTTGATGCAAGTGCGAATCCTGATCCAGGCGACAGCACATTTATACCTACATACATTACCAATTTAAAAACAGGTGTGCAATACAAATGGAATGGTAGTGAATGGTTATTATCGTTCGAAGGTGAATATCGAAAAGGCACTTGGAAGATCTCTTAGTCACATAATTAATTACATGAGCAGTAAAATAACCGGGTGTGGAGCACTCTTCTACACTTTAGACACACAACGTTTCTTGTTGTTACACAGAACACAGAGTAAACAAAATCAAGTTTGGGGACTAGTTGGTGGCACAACTACCAATGAAAATTTATGGGAAGGTCTTCAAAGAGAAATAAAAGAGGAAATTGGTGACCAGAATATTATTAAAAGGATACCAATGGAAACCTTTATCAGTAATGATGAAAACTTTTTGTATCACACATACATCTGCGTTGTTGAAAAAGAATTTATTCCAAATTTGAATACTGAACACGATGGCTATGCATGGGTAAGTTTTGGTCATTGGCCTAAACCTTTGCACCAAGGATTAAGAAAGACCATCCAAAATAAAATGAATCAAATGAAATTGGATACTGTGTTCAAAATGTTAAAATTAATGCAATGATTAAAATAATTGGTGATGTGATGTTGGACTCCTGGATTGAAGGAGATTGTGATAGAGTCAGTCCAGAAGCACCAGTCATTGTACTCAAAGAGAAAACAAAAGACTTCAACGTTGGAGGGGCAGGAAACCTCGCTTTAAACCTGTCAAACTTGGGCACAGACACGTGGCTATATGGTGCCGTGGGCAAAGACATTGCCGGGCACAAAATCATTGAAATTTTACTGCAAAATAACATATTGTCACGTGTTTGCCAAGATGCTGAAATGACTACAACCAAAACAAGAATGGTAGGACAAAATGGTCAACATCTGTTAAGAGTAGACAAAGAACTATCATATACCAAAAGCACAGTTGAAGATGAATTGCTGAAAGACCTTGTAGATACTGACACTGTTTTAATCAGCGATTACAATAAAGGAGTTATACAAAAAGATACAGTTCAAAAAATTTTAACAAAATGTAAAAATGTTTATGTAGATCCAAAGCAAGGATTCAGTAGATATATTGGAGCATTTTTAGTAAAACCAAACATGAAAGAATACGAAGCATGGTTTGGCAAATTTGACATTAAAATTGCACAAGAAAGATGTCAATCCAATTTATGGACATGGTTAATTGTAACTGATGGTGCTAATGGTATTCATGTGGTAAGCAAAGATTCATACAAACATATAAAAGGTGATGCAATAGAAGTATCAGATGTTAGTGGCGCAGGTGATTCTGTACTTGCCATTATTGCTCATTACAGTCAATACAAAGATATTCCTAGTGCCTGTGAACTTGCATATAAAGGTGCTGAAAAAATTGTACAAAAAAGAGGAGTCTCTATCATTTCTAAAACTGATGTTGAAGACACAGTGGTGTGGACAAATGGTGTGTTTGATATATTGCATAAAGGACATTTAGAATTATTAAAATTTGCAAAACAACAGGGTGATGTTCTAATTGTTGGAATAAATTCAGACGCAAGTGTTAAAAGATTAAAAGGCGATGATAGACCATACAATAATGCTTTAATACGTGAACAACAATTATTACAATTACCTTGGGTAGATAAAGTTGTTGTGTTTGAAGAAGATACTCCAATAGAAGCAATAAAAAATAATGGACCAGACATTATAGTCAAGGGTGGAGATTATACTGTGGCAACAACAGTAGGAAATGAATTAGCAGATGTTAAAATTTTTCCAACAGTGCAAGGTTTTTCAACATCTGATATAGTGAACAAAGTTAATAAAAAATAATATGAGAATTTGTTTAACAGGATATAAAGGATTTATAGGCAGTCATTTAGGAATGCAATTAGCCAAAGAAGGACATGAAGTGATTGGCTTTCCTTGGGAAAATTACAATCATTTTCCAGACCCTTCTTTATACGATTGGGTAATACATCTTGGAGCAATATCAAGCACTACTGAAAGGAATGTAGATAAAATTTTAAAACACAATTTAGAATACAGTATGAAACTTTTAGAAATGTGTGACACAATGGGCACAAACTTTCAATATGCAAGTTCGGCAAGTGTGTATGGTAACACTGGAAACTTTAAAGAAAATGGTGATGTGTATCCTCTCAATGCATATGCTTGGAGCAAATATATGTTTGATAGATTCGTTGAAAGCATTATGGGAGAATTTAAAGTTCTGGTGCAGGGTTTTAGATATTTTAACGTGTATGGAAACAATGAAGAGAGCAAAGGCGATCAAGCATCACCAATTACTAAATTTGCAAATCAAGCCAAAACAGGCAAAATAAAATTATTTGAAAATAGTGACAAATATTTAAGAGATTTTGTGAGTGTGAATGATGTGTGCGAAGTGCATGGAAAAATGCTTCAAAAAGATGTGTCCGGAATTTTTAATATAGGTACAGGAGCACCAATTTCTTTTCAAAAAGTTGCTGATTTGGTTGCCAAAAAATACAATGCTGAAATAGAAATAATACCAATGCCTGGAAAATTACAAGGACAGTATCAGACCTACACCTCAGCAGATTTAACAGAATTAAATAAACATATACAACACAATTTTAAAACAGTTGAAGAATTTTTAGATGATCAATAAAGAAGGACAAGTTAAAAAATCATGGGGTTACGAATTAATATTCGCTTCCAATGATCAGTATTGCGGAAAACTTTTAGTTTTTACAAAAAAGAATGCTAAATTTTCAATGCATTTTCACAAAACAAAAGACGAAAGTTGGTTTGTCAATTCAGGAAAATTTTTATTGAGTTGGATTGATACTAAAGACGCAACTCTTTACACAAAAGAATTAAAAGAAGGTGAAACATGGAGAAATTTGCCTTTGTTACCACATCAACTACAATGCATCACCGACTCAGGCAGTATAACCGAAGTTAGCACTGCTGACGATCCTGAAGATAATTATAGAATCATAAAAGGTGATAGCCAATTAAAACCTTTAGAAGAAAAATAAAATTACGCTTGTGCTTCTGACCAACGCAGTGTAACTGTTCCTGAAACGTTTCCTGTACCTGCTGTTCTATATACGTTGATTGCCAACACGTCTGGACCATTAGGGAACGTACCACGTCCACCTAGTGTTGTGTTAGTTAAGACTTTGATCTTGTCAAGTGCCAAGTTTGCACGTTCTCCAGGTACCGCAATGAATGAAAAGATTGTTTCACCTGGTTGTGCATATGGTGGTTGACCAAATACAAACGTGATTGAACTACCCGCAGTGATTGTGCCTGATGATGTCTGTGTGAATTCAACTCTGTAGAAGTTTGTTGCACCAAACGTATCAAGTGGATCCACTCTAGATACTGTTGTACCTGGTGGGAAATTAGCATAAGAAGTATCAACTTCTGTACCACTTACTGCACCTGAAGCCTCCCAACTTGCTTGATCCATGTACAAGAAGTTTGTACCTGTTAGGTCACCACCTAGTGCAAAGTCAACTGCTTCTCCACCTGATATACCTGTGTGTCTGTTTGAAAATCTTACAAAGTAGTATGAGTTATAGTCAATAATCTGTGTAACAACTGTACCTGCAGGGAATTGTCCTGAAGTAACTGACATACCAACTCTTAAACCTTTGCCTTCCCATTGTGCTTCAAGGAAGTATGCATAGTTTCTATTACCACCTAAGTTGAACCAGTGGTTTGATGTTGCAGTCATCTGTGCTTGAGTATCTGCTGTTGCAGTGGTAGTTGATGCACCACCGTTCCAGTTTACTGAACCACCTGCCGCTATCTGACCAAAACTTGGCTGACCACCTTGGGCAACACCCGTCAAGTCTGCCCAACCAATATCTGCTGGATCAATTGGATAGTTTTGTGGATTCAATACACCCTGTACGACCAACTGACCTTGGTCACCTGATGCCGCTGGGTTGGTTGTAATTTCAATACCGTCTAGTAGCAACTGTGCTCTGTTCAATAAGTCTCTGTCTCCCAAGTCACCTGTCAATGCATTTGATACTGACGGTGCTAGTCTTAATAGGAATACAGTCTGTCTTGTTGTTGTTAACTGAAGACCTGTCGCCGCGTAACTGAATAGGTATCCTCTATCTTCGTCGAAGTTACCATCTGTTAGATATGCTGATCCCCAGTGTGATATGTTTGGAGATGCTGTGTTGGATATTAATACAACACCTGAATTTCTAAAGTGTGTACTTGCTGTACCACCTGTGTATGATCTTGTGGCACCTGAAGCAAAGTTTGTTAATTGTGCCGCACGTGTACAACCTGTTAATGTGTCACCAGACACACCTGTAAATGTGATCACTTCATTATCAATAAACACTGTTCCACCCGTTGTTGGGAAGAATGAAGCGTCAACTAACGGTACAGTAGTCTGTACAGCAGTCATGTCTGTTTCTAATCTACCATTCGGACCTTCATTTGTTACTTCGTAACGTACAGGTTGGTTACCTGTTCTCATAAATGCTTCTGTGTTAATGTTTGAATTTCTCATTCTGTGGACAAATATAAACTCACCTTTGTGACCTCTACACATCCAGTCAATAAATCCAGCCCCGTACCATGAAAATTGTATCCCAATCATCTGCATCTTAGATACATTCCAATTATATCCACTTGGGCCATTGCCGTCTAATACATCTCTATTAAATTCTGATTGTTTTGCTTTTTTGTCAACAACTGCACAAACTTTTACACCAGCAGAAACACTAACACCTCTGTAATCTGGAGTTACGTTCATAGATGTATTACTTGCCACACCTGCTACCACGTGTGTCATACCTCTGATTACAATTCTATCACCTGCTTTAACCTGTTCTCTAAATCTTGTGCCAACACCTGTCACTGTGTTAGAGTCTGGAGTTACAGTTACAGTACCAGCCAACTGTCTTGTTGCTGTACGTTGTACTGCATTTGTTGACTGTCCATCGTATTCCCAGAAAATTCCGTTTTGATCATCAAATATACCTGATCTTACAGTTGCACCATTCCATTGATACAACGATACCTGTGGTTGATCTGTAAATTCTGCTGTTGTGGCTCCTAGAGTAATTTGTGCTATCACAGTCAAAACTCTTTCACTTGTTACCGAAGCAACTGTGTATGTGCCATCATAACCTGATGTGGCAATACCAACCAATCTGATTTTTGCACCGACCTGTAAATTGTGATCCACATCATCAACTGTAACTGTGATTGTTGAACCAGCATCTATACCATCTGCTGTACAATCTAAAATATCATAACTTGGAGCAAATAAGGCACCAGTTGTGTACATACAACCTTTACCTGATTGATATCTAATATATTTTTTAGATTGACGTATTGCTTGTGCACCGTGTGCCGGACCACCTGTACCTAATTGTACACCTCCATCAAATGGTCTGTGAACAAAGAATGAATCTGGTCTACCATACACAAATCCTTGCCATCCTGAATCTGTAATAGCACCTGGAGATCTAACTTGATATCTCAATTGAGTTGCTGATGGAATTGCTGTTGCAAGGAATGGTCCTGATGCAAGTATGTGATTGTTTGCACCATCATCTGATTGTATTACTACAAGGAAAGCGTTTCCTGGAACTAGTCCATGAGGTGTTGCAAAGTCTATCTGCATTGTTGCCAACGCACTGTAAGTTATTGTTGATGTTTGTGCTATGTTCTGTGTTGTTGGATCTGAAATTGTAACTGAACTGAATACTTGTAAACCTGTACCACCAACTGCTACACCTTCGTGTGTACTTGCAAGGATTCCACCATTTGTATTAACTTGTTGTACTCTTACTGTGATATCATTTGTTATATTTTGTCCACCTAAATTTGAACCTGAAATAATTAATTTGTCACCTACTGCATAGTTTGATCCTGTGCTAGTTACTATACATTCAGTATATGCTGTTGATGAGTCTGTTTCGTTTGTTCTTGTTACACTGTATTGTGCACCAACACCTTGTGGTGTTCTGTTTGTGCCTGCAACATTTAAACTTTGACCTGTACCTGTGTTTGCTGTTCCTGATATATTAGCCAAAGAAGTTACAACACCTGTGCTTTGTGCATCTACGCCACCAACATCGAATGTTAAATCATTTGTTGGTGATGCACCAAATAAAGAAGTACCTGGTACTGTGAATGATTGATTAGCATTGTATCCTGAACCTGCATTGTTTAATGTAACTGTGTATGTACCGCCTGATAGTTCAACATTGACAGTTAAGCCAACACCTGTTCTGTATGCTTTATTAATATTTGTATATGTTTGTGTGTTTAATGCTGTACCTGTTACGTTATAAGTATCTACTGCGCCTGCATTCACTCCAGTTACTGTGATAGTAACATCATTTGCTGGTGATGATCCACCAACTTCAGTACCAGCAATCGTAATTGTGTCGTTCTGTGCAAATCCTGAACCTGTGTTTGTGAAAGTTGCTGTGTATGTTGAACCTGTTCTATTAATATCAATCACAGCACTTGAACCTGATTGTCCTGTTGACCAAGTTACACCTACATAATCAACGTTTGCATCTGTACCTGTACCTGAAATTGATAAACCTGTAATACCACCTTGTGCATTTACAGTTGAAACTGAAACATATGCGTCGTTCACTGCCGCTGAACCACCAGCATCACTGCCATTGATTACATACAAGTCACCTACATTGTAAC